GCCTGCTCCCATTCCGCTTTGGTTAGTTTAGGTGGTCGCCCACCAATACGGCCTTTATTTCTGGCGGCAGCAAGTCCAGCCATCGTTCGCTCGATGATTAGTTCTCGTTCCATTTCAGCCAGGGCACCCATAACGTGGAAGAAAAAACGCCCCATTGGAGATGACGTATCAATACTGTCAGTAAGACTGCGAAAATTAACCCCTCGCTCTCGTAATTCCCCTACGAGAGAAATCAAATGTTTCATGCTTCGCCCGAGGCGATCCAGTTTCCAGACAACCAGTGTGTCACCTTTTTGAAGGTGCTTTAAAGCGCGTTTTAATCCAGGTCGGTCTGTCCTTGTTCCGCTTAATTTATCTTCAAATATTTGTTCACATCCTGCACAAACAAGAGCGTTTCGTTGCAGGTCTGTATTCTGGTCATTTGTTGATACTCTTACATAGCCAATCAGCACTCTGGATCTCCCGTTTAAAAGCGCCAATCATGCCATGCGTGCCAAAATCGACCATTATCCAAAACCTCGGTTTACAGGAAACGGTAAACCTTGCCGCTGGGGCAGTGCCTTCCGTGCGTAGAGTAAACGGATATCCGCTTTCCGCTGACATTGCTCTTACCGCGAAAGATGTCAGCGCTATTCCTGAACGTGGTGCGCTGGGTGATACAAATCTGAATACACTGACTGGTTCTAAGTTCGGACGTTATTTTCAGCAATATACTGCAAAAGCAACAACGGCGAATAATTATCCTGTTAACGTAGCAGGGGCGTTAGATATTATCCAGAACGGCGCTGGCAATGCGGAAGGATGCACACAGGAATACAGACCTTATCATTCAAACGTCTGCTATCGCCGATTTTATCGAGGAGACAGTAATGTCTGGTCATCATGGGAGTATGATTTCACAAGTGCAGGCGGAGCGATAAACGGATTCGTTGAGATTGCCGGTGATAATCGCACCATAACAATCAAGCCTAAAACAGCAAATCAATGGTATTCGTTGTTTGGTCGTAAAGCAGATAACACAAACCATTTTTATGTTGGGCAGGGGGCAAATAACAGTGACACAATTCAGTTCCATAACTATCTGACAAATTCGGGGATTTCCCTTGTCAGAGGCGGTGTTGATGTGCTGGGAAAAATAATTCCGTCTGATTTCAGTAATTTTGACTCGCGCTATGTGAAAGATGTTCGTCTTGGGACACGTGTTGTTCAGATCATGCAGAGAGGCGTGATGTATGAGAAACCCGGCCACGTAATAACAGGGCTTGGTATTATTGGTGAAGTAGATGGTGATGACCCGGCAGTATTCAGACCAATTCAAAAACATATTAATGGAACATGGTATAACGTATCGCAGGTGTAAGCTATGCAGCACTTAAAAAACATAAGCTCTGGCAATCCAAAAACCGTTGAACAATATCAGCTGACAAAGAATTTTGACGTCATCTGGCTGTATTCCGATGACGGTAAAAACTGGTATGAGGAAATAAAAAATTTCCAGGAAGATACAATAAAGATTGTTTATGACGAAAATAATATTATTGTCGCCATCACCAGAGATGCGTCAACCTTAAATCCAGAAGGCTTTAGCGTTGTTGAGTTGCCTGATATTACAGCCAATCGTTGTGCCGATGACTCAGGGAAGTGGATGTTTAGGGATGGGGCTGTGGTTAAACGGATTTATACAGAAGATGAGCAGCAGCAACTGGCGGAATCACAGAAGACAGCTTTGCTTTCCGAAGCTGAATCGGTCATACAACCGCTGGAACGCGCTGTCAGGTTGAATATGATAACAGATGAGGAGCGCACACGACTGGCTGCATGGGAACGCTACAGCGTTCTGGTCAGTCGGGTGGATACTGCAAGACCTGAATGGCCAAAAAAGCCAGGGTAAAAATTAAGGCCCATACGGGCCTTTTCTCATTCAGGTTGTTCCGGGAAGGTAACGGGCAGCTCAGAAGTGTCTGTGGCTTCAACCTGCTGCACATACCGCATCCAGTTAATCAGTTGTTGTTTGTCTGAATCACTGATAATCCCCAGGGTAAGCTGGATTTGCCAGAACTGCGTTTTTTCTCTGGCCTGTTGCAATAACTTTTGTTTCTGATTTTCAGCTTGCACAATCATTTCATCGTTCGTAAACGAACGCCGGACAACCTGTGCACCATCGAACACCCAGTCGCCATTTATATCAAAGCCATCGGGCATAACATCTGTATCAACTTCAGTTACAGACAGACCAACAGGCCAGAGCTGTGAAACATCCT